TTAGATTTCTCTACAGAAACCATAAGCACTCCAGCACCTAAGTTATCTCAAGCAAGAGGCAATAGTGCGGCAACATCAGGAGCAATAGGAACTCGTAGAGTTGGTTCTGCGACTTATGGTTACTTTGCTGGTGGTTTTTATCTTGCTGAAGTTTCCACCATAAATCGTTTAGATTTCTCCACAGAAACCGTATCAACACCAGGACCTCAATTATCTCAAGCAAGAAGAGCTTTTGCAGCAACCTCAAGTAGTTCTTATGGTTACTTTGGTGGTGGACTTATACCTACTCCTGCTCTTGTTTGTACTATAGATCGCTTAGATTTCTCTACAGAAACCGTAGCGGCACCAGGAACCTATCAATTATCTCAAACAAAATTTAGTTTAACAGCAGTCTCAAGTAGTTCTTATGGTTACTTTGGTGGTGGTTACAATCCTGTTGTTGTTTCCATCATAGACCGTCTAGATTTCTCCACAGAAACCAGAACAACGCCAACACCTAAGTTATCTTCATCAAGAGGTTCATTAGCAACAGTCTCAAATAGTTCTTATGGTTACTTTGGTGGTGGTAACATTTCTGGTCCTGCTCGTGTTTGTACCATAGATCGTTTAGATTTCTCTACAGAAACTACATCAGTACCAACACCTAAGTTATCTCAAGCAAGGTCTAGCTTAGCAGCAACCTCAAGTAGTTCTTATGGTTACTTTGGTGGTGGTTATTTTAATCTTCCCGCTGCTACTCGTGTTTGCACCATAGACCGTTTAGATTTCTCTACAGAAACCGTATCAACACCAGGACCTCAATTATCTCAAGCAAGAAGTAATTTAGCAGCAGCATCAAGTAGTTCTTATGGTTATTTTGGTGGTGGTGCCTTTCCTACACTCGTTTCTACCATAGACCGTCTAGATTTCTCATCAGAAACAGTATCAGTACCATCACAAAAACTTACTACAGTAAGAACTCAATTAGCAGCAGTCTCAAACTCAAACTAAATAAGACATCTACATCATTACTGATATGAATGATTTATTATCTAATATTTTAATTCAACCAAAAGTAGTCACCAAAGAAAACTGTAAATATCTGATTGATTATGCAAATAGTGCAGAAATGGAACAAATGGGAGTCTTTGATCCAGATAAAACCAATCTTACAAAGCAACAAGAACATAAGGTAGATAAAACATCCAGAGATGTAAAGTGTGCTGATATTACACCTATACTTCCTCAGGTTCACGATCTGATGGCGAATATTATAGATCATGTTATCAATCCTTTTTATGGATTTAAGATTCGTGATAGTGAAATGCCTCAACTTCTTTACTATGAAAAAGGAGGGCACTATAAACCTCACTATGATGCAGAAGCACTCTGGACAAATCCTGATGGAACTCAGATGTGGAAGAAGAGCATAGATCGTGATCTTTCTACGGTTCTTTTTCTGAATAATGATTTTGAAGGTGGATATTTTACCTTTCCAGATTTGAGAGTCACCATTAAACCCGAACCAGGGCTTCTTGTTTGTTTTCCTTCCTCAAGGTACTTTAAGCATTGTGTTGAACCTGTGCTTTCAGGTAAAAGATACACTCTTGTAACCTGGATGAGAGTTCAAGGATTTAAGACTAAAGAAGAGCAAGATAGAGAAATAGAACAGAAGTATGGAATTAAGGTTCCATAAATAACAAGAAAGTATCTTGAAATAAGAAATGACGCAACTTATAAAACATTATTTGTTAGATAGGGATAATCCAAGTGTTTTTGCAACAACACCAGAACAATGGGCTCAACCAATGTTTGGTGTAATTAGTTTTACTGCTGAAGGTCTTGAGGTAGTTCATACGCTTTTCGATGAAAATGGAATTCAATTTTTCCTTTCAACTTGTCCAGATGAAACAGTAATTGAAGAAAAAGAAGGTCTTGCTGTTCTTACTCAAGCAGAATGGGATGCAGAAATTGCAACATATGATGCAAGACAAGCAACAAAGCGTCTTAATCTTGTTCGTAAGCACAGAGATCAACTTTTAAATCAAACTGATTGGATTGTAATTAAAGCAAAAGAAACCGATACTAATCTTTCAACAGAATTTAAAGATTGGAGACAGTCTCTTCGAGATCTTCCAGAGTCTCAAACTTTTCCTCTTGAACTTCCTGCTCCTCCCGCAGGTGTATCAGTAGATCAAGCAATTTACGATGCTTATATTGAAGATTTGAGAAAAGTTCCTATGATTAATGATCCATTACCTGTGTAATAACTGATAACACTTATCACTACGGTCAAATGCATAATCTGCATATTGACCGTTTTTTCTTACAAAGTGTAGAAACAGTTGCATAAAACGATCATTCTCGTGAGTTCTTAAAGGACTTCTCCAGTGCTCCACTTCTGTTCCTAAATATGCAACTCCGTGTCCTACTGGAGTGACTACTGCTTGATTTTTTCCAGTCTTATCTTTTAATTTGATAGGCCAAGGAGCATCCCCGCAAATATTCATCGTGACGGAGACCTCACAAGAAGGACGGTCAGTATGACAGTTCATCCATCCACCTTTGTGATAAGTCGTAGAAAACCAATAAGTTGGTAAAAGTTCTTCTCCAAGAAGATTTTCAAGAACTGGTTGAATTCTTTTCATCACAAAAGTACAAGAGGGTGGGGCATAGCAAGTCAATACTCTACCTCTCTCGGGATCCCAATGTCCATTAAGAGAACCCAAGTCATTTATTGCACCACAAAGGTTTTGATACTTAATATTAATTGCTTCTTCTGGTGTAATAATATCAGGAAGATAATACCATCCTCTTCTTACAAACTTACTCATAAGTTATAAAATAAATCTATTCTATAATATCTATACCAATAATGCAACTTGAGATACGGATAAATAACTAAAAGTAGTATGTTGTGGAAATGGCAGTTCCAGCAGTTAATATTGTTATTGAACAAGGTACTGACTATCAAGAAGTTTTTACCGTAAATAATCCAGATGGAAGTCCTTTAGATTTAACAGGACATACTGGAGTAGCGAAAATCCGTAAGTTTCCAGAGTCAACTAGTTCTACGTCTTTTAATGTTGGAATTGTATCTACTGCAGGACAAGTAGTGGTATCTCTTGCAAATACAGTAACTGATGATTTGAAGGCAGGTAGATATTACTATGATGTAATTATCATTTCTTCTCAACAAAAGAAAACTAAAGTCGTTGATGGTATGGTGCTTGTAAATGCTAGTGAGTCAATCTAATGCCTACAGTTTCTCTTGGAAGCACCAACTATAACGTTACCGTTGGATATACACCTTCTCTTAAGGTAACAAGAGAAGCAGGAAGCCTTCAAGGTGTTCAAGGTACACAAGGTCCTGGTGGATTTATTGGTACTGATGGCGCACAAGGATCTCAAGGGGTTCAAGGTCTTGCTGGACAATTCGCAGGTCAAGGTGTTCAAGGATCTATAGGTTCTCAAGGTTCAGTTGGTTCTCAAGGACAGGTTGGAATTCAAGGATCATTAGGTTCTCAAGGTTCAACAGGTTCTCAAGGAAGTCTTGGCTCTCAAGGTCAACTGGGTTCTCAAGGTTCAACTGGTTCTCAAGGACAAATTGGAATTCAAGGAAATCTTGGATCTCAAGGATCTCAAGGATCAATAGGAATTCAGGGTTCAACAGGTTCTCAAGGTAGAATTGGAATTCAAGGAGATCTTGGATCTCAGGGGTCAACTGGATCTCAAGGTACTCAAGGCACTCAAGGACAAACTGGATCACAAGGATTAACAGGATCTCAAGGATCAACCGGGTCACAAGGATCTCAAGGAACTCAAGGATCATCTGGCTCTCAAGGACAAATTGGAATTCAAGGAAATCTTGGATCTCAAGGATCTCAAGGATCAATAGGTGTTCAAGGTTCAGTTGGTTCTCAAGGTGGAATTGGAACACAAGGTTTAACTGGTTCTCAAGGATCTGTAGGATCTCAAGGTACTCAAGGTACTCAAGGTCAAACTGGATCACAAGGATCAATTGGAACTCAAGGATCTACTGGATCTCAAGGTTCAATAGGTATTCAAGGTTCAGTTGGTTCTCAAGGTGGAATTGGAACACAAGGTTTAACAGGTTCTCAAGGAAGTCAAGGTGTTCAAGGTCAATTAGGTACACAAGGATCAGTTGGAACTCAAGGATCTCAAGGAACTCAAGGATCTGTAGGTGCTCAAGGATCTCAAGGTGGTCAAGGATCAACAGGTTCGCAAGGTTCTATAGGTTCGCAAGGTTCTGTAGGATCACAGGGATCTCAAGGAGTTCAGGGACAATTGGGTACTCAAGGCGAATTGGGTGCTCAAGGATCAGTAGGATCTCAAGGATCAGTAGGATCACAAGGAGAAATAGGTGCTCAGGGATTAGTCGGATCTCAAGGTTTAGTAGGATCACAAGGAGAAATTGGAGCCCAAGGAGAAACAGGTTCTCAAGGTATTCAAGGACTTCAAGGTTCCGGTAATCAAGGAATTCAAGGTACTCAAGGTAATCTTGGAGTTCAAGGAAAAACTGGAACTTCAGTAACAATTGTTGGTTCATTAGCATTAACTCCAGGAAGTGAGCAAACTGAATTGAATGATTCAGGAAATTCCTGGTATCCTCCGCAGGCTGGTTATGGTGTTATTGATAGTAATACTGGAGATCTTTGGGTTTATGATGGAGCAAATTGGAATAACGTAGGAAGTATTACAGGTCCTCAAGGAGCTCAAGGAACTCAAGGTGTAGGATCAGATGGAGCTCAAGGATCTCAAGGTTTAGTTGGATCTCAAGGTTTAGTTGGATCTCAAGGAGAAATTGGTTCTCAAGGAGTTCAAGGTACACAAGGAGAAGTAGGTTCTCAAGGCGAAACAGGTTATCAAGGTATCGTCGGATCTCAAGGATCTATAGGTTCACAAGGTTTTACAGGTTCTCAAGGTTCAGTTGGTTCTCAAGGAACTCAAGGAACTCAAGGACAATTAGGAACTCAAGGTTCTCAAGGCGTTCAGGGGTCAATTGGATCTCAAGGTGATGTAGGAACTCAAGGAGAAACAGGTTCACAGGGAGCAATAGGATCTCAAGGATCTCAAGGATCAGTAGGATCTCAAGGATCTCAAGGAGTTCAAGGACAATTAGGATCTCAGGGTTCTGCAGGTTCTCAAGGTACATTAGGATCTCAAGGTTCTGTAGGATCTCAAGGAGAAATTGGTTCTCAAGGATCAATAGGATCACAAGGTTCAGTTGGTTCTCAAGGATCAACAGGATCACAAGGATCTCAAGGAGTTCAAGGACAATTAGGTTCTCAAGGAGAAACTGGTTCACAAGGTTCTACTGGTTCTCAAGGATCAGTAGGATCTCAAGGAGCATTAGGTTCACAGGGATCTACAGGTGCTCAAGGAAATGTAGGTTCTCAAGGCACACTAGGATCTCAAGGTTCCGTAGGATCTCAGGGATCTCAAGGAACTCAGGGACAATTGGGTTCTCAAGGAACTCAAGGTCAATTGGGATCACAAGGATCAACAGGTGCCCAAGGATCTATTGGATCACAAGGATCAATAGGTTCTCAAGGATCTGTTGGATCACAAGGATCTATCGGATTGCAAGGAGATATTGGATCACAAGGATCTACAGGTGCTCAAGGATCTGTTGGATCACAAGGATCTATCGGATTGCAAGGAGATATTGGATCACAAGGATCTACAGGTGCTCAAGGATCTGTTGGATCACAAGGACAATTGGGTTCTCAAGGATCACAGGGATCTCAAGGACAATTGGGTTCTCAAGGTTCTACTGGTGCTCAAGGATCTATTGGTAATCAAGGATCAACAGGGTCTCAAGGATCAGTAGGATCTCAAGGTTCATTAGGTTCTCAAGGTTCTCAAGGCACAACAGGATCTCAGGGTTTAACAGGTACTCAAGGAAACTCTGGATCTCAGGGTTCAACAGGTATTCAAGGATCACAAGGATCTCAGGGCTCTGTAGGATCACAAGGAAGTCAAGGCACTCAAGGCCAAACTGGTTCTCAAGGATCTGTTGGATCACAGGGTTCTGTAGGATCACAAGGATCTCAAGGAGTTCAAGGACAATTAGGTTCTCAAGGATCAGTAGGATCTCAAGGTTCTGTAGGATCACAAGGTTCAACAGGATCTCAAGGAAACTCTGGATCTCAGGGGGCATTAGGATCTCAAGGTGCTCAGGGTAGGATTGGATCTCAAGGTGCTGCAGGTGCTCAGGGTGC